CCAACCGCCATTAAGTTGTTTATAACCACGCTTCAGGCGATCCTCATCGGTCCAACGTTCCGTTAACGCATACTCGGGAATAGGTTTATAATAATCCTTTACCATCGCATCGTCAATGAACAACTTCAGTTTTAACTTAACTTCTTGTAATTGATCTTTACTGTAGAACATCATCTTCCTCCTCAGAATACAATCCAGTTTTGGTACGGTACTGTTCAGCTTCATCACCGAAAGCCATATCGGCATGAATATCACACAGAGTACGATGCCAACCGATTGTATACCTCTGACCAACATTACCACAATCTTCGCAGGTACGATAACTCATACCCTCAGCAAAGGAGATGTAACTCCAGTGTTTGTCCGTTGCGCCTTGTACATAGAATCGTAGACCACCAAACTTTTCCTTAACCTGTACGGCAACAGGAACTGTTAGAGCAGCAGTATCCATTTCAGCCTTGCGTTTGTCTAACATTTCTTGCGTGACGAATTCTCCAGAGGGTTTACCGTCAGGTTTGTAACCATACATAGGCTCACCAAGTCTACCAGACACATAGTCGTAAGCACTCTTTTTCTGATTGTACTCACCCGTTAACATAGAGCATAGCTGATCAATGATAGTGTACCAACCATCACCACAACTAAATCCCCAACACATTAATGTGGACTTCATATCACCATTACGATCTTTAAAGATTAAAGGGTAATCTGCACACAATTTCTGATCAAGTTCTTCTCTCATATTAATTCCAAGTTTTGTGACGTTCTGCCACGTGTTCTCTACCATCATACTCATCAATATACCAGTCAATACCGTTAGGGATATTGACAATCTTGATTTCTGAGTATGCACCCCAAGATGCTGAACCCATTTCTTCGATAACAGCAATCAAGTCAAGATCAGCACGATCTGCCGTTAAATCATGCATAGAAATGTAGTGCTCATTGGAACCAGCATGACCTTCTTCATAATACTGAGAACCAAGAAATCCACTCTCACTCTTAACTTCCACAAAGGCAATACCCTTGCGCTCTAACAACTTCTCAAATGCAGCATCAGTGATCCCGAAACCACCGAAACAAGTATTAATAGCGACTTTCATTTGTTACCTTTTCAATTTTCAATAGTTTATGAACAAGTTTATCTTTAATCATGTCAGGAACAGATAGGTAAGGATATTCTAAAACATACTTACAACCACCCTCACCCCAACGACCAGAAAGTAAGAATTCTTTAAAATTATCCAGATGATCTTTATTGTCGCAATCGAAATGCGTTTTACTGAATCTTGCTGCAAAACTTTGTAACACTCTTGAATTACTCATTTTTGTTTTCCAATTCAACTCTATAAAACTATTATACCGTATTTTTTAATTTTCGTCAATTTGCAACTATTTAATTTCTTTGCTAGAATCAGCATCATCTTTGTCATCTCGGACTTCCACAAAGATAGGTAAGAACAAGCTGTCCTCTCCTTGCTTGTTTTTGATGCGAGCATTGTACTTAACTGCAACAATTTTACCAATCAGATCTTCAGACTTCAGATTGATGCGATGGTGTTCCTTGAACCCTGAGCCGACATTAACCTTAACAACACCATCTGATGATTCGCAGATAATTGCACCGAGCCACTCAGGTTTCTTCTTGTGTGGTTCAGTACCAACAATTTTTAGGTCGCACTCTAGTTCGCCCTTGAACTTGATCTGATGTTTTGCACGTTTGTCTTCCCAAACTCCTGACCCATCTTTTAGAATGATACCTTCGTAACCACTTGATAGGTAGTCTTCAAAAATGGCAGTGGCTTCCTCAATTGTCTCAACAATCGTATTTGTTACCATCCAAATTTTCTTTGGTGTGCTAAAGGGAATTACATCGAGTATTGTTTTAAGTTTTGAAAATCTACGAGCATAGGTTGTATCGCAGTAAGAATCCTGAAACATAACATATGGTATCGCATCCCAAACAGTTGCATGAACCATGTCTGCTTCCTTCGCCGAGATAGTTCCCTTCACTGCTTTGTTTAGGATTCCATTACCTGTCTGACGATCCATAAATTGGTGGTCATCAGGATGCATGACTAAAAGTTCACCATCAAATACCATGTCACTGCCAGCGGCAAGCGCCACGAACTGATCCTTTAGATCTGTATCTAACAGGATTTCTTTACCGTTGCGTGAGCGAAATTCGCAAGTCTTACCCTTGACAATTGCATTGAAACGCATACCGTCCATTTTCATTTGAGCATAGGCAGGGAATTTAATCTTATCAACCAGCTTCTGTTCAAAGGGAGAGCACAACATCACAGGATATTCAGCAATCAAACCACTCCAAACTTTGTTGGCAGTTGATACTTCTACACCACACTTTAAATCTTTCTTGATGATGCGCTCAATAACCTTGGCGTCGTCTTCGCTCAAGCCAGATAGAATTCTAGACAAGTGAAAGATACCAGCATTACCTGTGACATTTCGTTCCGATAGGTCATGTAACATACGCATGGCATCTTTCAAACCACAACTGAAACGCTGGTCTGGTGTATATGCTGGAATCTTACGAATGTAAAAGTTCGTGAAGGGATCCAGAGCCAAGCGGATTACCTCACGCAGAATTTCGTTATCGCTATTAGCATTAAGTTGCTCGATCTTGAAATTGCGTGAGGCATTCGCAGCTAAACTTTCCAAAAACTTATTGACATTCATGTTGAACCCTTTTAATTCGTTTGTACAATTTCTTACTCAAGACAACTCGCAGCTTGTACTTAGGCGTGCGTAGATCCTTGGCAACAGGGTTGCCTTTTTTAATCTTCAATTTTAATTTAATTTTCATTTTAAGCAGCTTGTTTTTTCCAACGATTTAAGTCGCCAGATAGTTTACTTTTAATCTTGTGGCACACCACACACAATTCTTGTATATTCGATAGTCGATTATCGGTGTAGTCTCCATTCCTATGATCAATTTCAGTTATGTGCAAACCTTTGGGAAGAAGTTTATGATTCACAGCACATTTAAAACCTAGTCTACCACCTTTGTTTTCGCAGATGCCAGTTCTATATGAAGTAACCCCAGCTGCGTATGAAATTTTACCTATTTGCGCCTTTGAACAATGACCACATATAGAAATCCACCGATGTGTTCCATCTGTATTCTTTTTGGTGTATGTCACAGGTTTCTTACACCCTCTATTGATACAAGTTGGACGAAATTCTAGAATATTTCTCATTATGCCACCACGAATCCAGAGGTATCTTTCTTTGCTTTACCCTTGGCTTTCAAGCCAACGATAACATTCTTTGGATCAAGAAAGCGGAGATCAGTTTCGTCACCGTTGATCACTGTACGACCACGGTATACTTCAGGCAGCTGTTTAAATACAACTGCCACATTCATACCATTGCTCAACGCCAGACTTACATCAAGATCATTGCTCTCAGCTTTCGAGAACGTGAGGTGGTAATTTGATAAGTGTTTTACCTTACGACCTGGAACCTTTGTATAGTCATAGAACTGTACCTGTGGAAACTTCTCAATTATACCATACTTTTCCCATGATAGGTCAGATGTACCATTCAAGCGAAATACAGGGATCAAACCTTTCTTCTCGGCATGCTTTATAGCCTTACCAATTTCCTGTTCTAACTCACTCAAAAAACCTGAGCGATTGTCAAAGAACTGCTTAGTCTTGCGAATACGTGCCTTCTGAATCACGTTGGTTGTTTCGCCAGCTTTCATGATACCACCACGACCAGCGGTATTGAGGCAACCAAAGGTACACCCAGCTGTGCGCTTGGGGCATACTTCTTTACCAGACAAATCAGCTGGGGCGAAGTGCAGGACGAAAGACAGATAACCTTTCTTTTCGCCTTTCATCAACTTGGGGTTTCCAACGGTCAGTAATTTCATACAGTTCCTTATGTTTTCTCAACTCAATATAATAATTATACTTGCATTCTGAATTAAAGTAAAGCACTGTTTTAAATGAAAAACCCTTACAAATCAACGACTTGTAAGGGTTAAAACCCTACAGTTTGTAGGGTTATGGGTAAAATTAGGCTATTTGGCTATAAAAGTCTGCAAAACGTCCAAAAACCCCCAAGTAAAGCATAGGGTAATGCAGACAAGAAATAGGACACATGACATGAACTTTACCATACCTATCAACTACACACTCTTACACGTTGATAGGCGTGATACTGCGGAATATATCTTTGTGTCCAATAACATCTTGGTGGTACAACGTAATATTGGGAAGATGGTGTTACATAAACTTGAGGATAGTATGTTGGTTGTTGATAGTAGTAAACTGGCTGCGCACATCCAGTCAACGACAATACAGAAAGTATTAAGATCATTTTTATCTTAGTCATCATTATACCTTTTTATAAATTTGTAATTCATCTACTTCAACTTCAATAGTCTTTTTCTTCATTTCATTATGATGTTCTACTTCACTATGGGGAGTTATTCTTCTCCCCAAACTATCAAAATCTGCTACCCTATCTAGTTCTTCTTGAATAGACCTTTGATTTTGCTCCACAGAGAAGTCTTCTGTATTGGCTGTGACTCCTGCACTTCTGGACAATGTCCCATCAATACTGGTGCTTGATCCATCGGAACTGTTTTCTGAAGTTCGTTCACCCAAATCTGTGGTGTTGGTTTTTGGGCTGTATCGCTCAACAAACCTTTGTTTGATGACGTTTGGCGTGGCTTGCGCTTCGCTGTTGTTTTTTTCTTCACTGGTTGACTCTTGAATTGTTGTGCCTTCGGATCTATCTGTTGTGTCATTTTCTTTCCTTTTGGTTGGTATACCAGCTGCCATTAATAATAAAACTGCTAGTGGGTCAAAAACAGTGACAATCATAATTATGACAATTCTGACTGCCTTCTCTAAAATCGTTTGATCTGGATTGTCTCCATATACAAGTGCTGCTATGTATTTAATAGGTCCAACTTCAGCCTCAACTTTACGAAGCTCTGAGGCAATCGGAGCACGTTCAATATTTAGTTTAGCGATCTCGCCTTGAGCCTTTGTGATGTCAGATTGTATTTGTGTTCTTTCTTTTGCCTGACGGGTACGCATAGCATTGGCGTTTACAGCACCTTGATCTGTTTTACTACGAGAAATAGTTTCATCAATAGTAGCATCCATCTGCTTCAATGCTTTGCGGGAACTCTCAATATTTTCCCTTTCAGTTTTAACCTTCTCATCGATGATTGCAATCTTTGCTGAAACGTCGCTTGTTGGGACACCCTGATCCAAATGAGCCTTTGATAAGAACCCGAAAATTCCCATCGATGTTAGCGCCATCAGAACAACAAGCGCAAATGTAAAATAGGTTTTCATCAACCACGGAATAGTTTTCCATGATCTAAACAACCAAGAAGCAACAACTAGCTTGGCGAACTCAAGAACACCACCCATCACTACAATTGGTATCATTGCTGCTGCAAAAATAGCTGCCAGCCCTGCTATTGAATAATAAGCAGAAACAGCTGATAGAATTATTGCTGTAAAATATAACAAGTATATCATATCTTCCCCTTTATGTGTGAACCGTGCACTCTTACCGAGATTTGCCCGTTGTAATATTCATCACTTTCCAACACTCTTCTTGTAAATTGTTCCCTTGCTTCAATATAGGAACACTCTGCCTTCGATCTACAGAAATACAAAATCTCCCGAGTGAATTGTTCTTCACCGAGAGTTTCGACATCTTTATTTAATTCTATGCTTGATCCATAATATTTAAGCCAGTCTGAATCAACTTTACTTTTGATTTTTTTCTTTTTCTTAGTACCGTTCTTCAGAGTAACTGTCTTGTATGTTGTTTTAGAAAACTTGGCCAGCTTCTTACCAATGTACTTGCGGTTGGTCGTCAGGTTTGTAATTTGATATACAAACCCAACACAGTCTTCTGGTAATTCTTCAATAAGTTGATGATTAAATGTCCACATAGTGAACTATTTAGCCATCTATTACTCATCGTCATCAATTTCTTCTTCTTCGTATATGTCTGCTGAACATACAGGACAATATACGATGTCCTCTAATCGATGATCATCTCCTTTTAGGATAACTTTACCTCTAGCGTTGCAAGTTTCACACTCGAAATGTCTTGTTGCCATTATGCTGCTTTCCCCCAAACATCACCCCAGTCACCAGACAATGCACCTTTAGCATAGTCGGTAACACGATTCTCAAAGAAGTTACCATGAATCGGAGCATTAATCATTTCTTCAACCCACGGTAGTGGATTCCTTTTGACTTTAAAAATACCCTTCATACCAAGCGAGATAAGCCTGCGATCGGCAATATAACGAATGTATTTCTTGACATCTTCTGACGACAACTCTCTCATGTCACCATCATGATAGCATAAGTCAATAAACTTATCTTCAAGTTCAACCATCTTCTCAGCGATAGTATAAATTTTACCTTTCAGTTCATCATTCCAAATTTCTGGATTCTCTTTGACATACTCACGGAATAACTTAATCATAGACTCAGCATGGATTGTTTCATCGGCAATAGACCAAGTAACAATTTGCCCCATACCCTTCATCAAACCATGGCGAGGGAAATTAAGAAGCATGATAAAAGAACTGAAAAGCTGCATGCCTTCAGTAAAGGCACTGAAAACAGCAATATGCTCGGCAGTACTAGCCACAGTACCATTGCGACTGGAAAGGTCAAGCACATAGTCATGCTTATCTTTCATCTCTTGGTATTCAAGAAATTGATTGTAAGTAGATTCTGGTAAACCCAATGTTTCGATAAGGTGAGAATATGCAGCAATGTGTAATGCTTCACGGGCGGCAAATCCCATCAACATCATACGAACTTCAGGTTGTGGGAAGTAAGGTAGATAGTTATTAACATATCCACCTGCCACATCGATGTCTCCTTGAGTGAAGAATCTGAAGATGTTGGTGAGGAAAGTTTTTTCTTCAGAAGTTAATTTCTTTTTCCAATCTTTAACATCTTCTGCCATTGGAACTTCTGAATGCAACCAATGTGCCTGTTCATGTTTCAACCAAGCATCATATGCCCATGGGTAGTTAAATGGTTTGAATGAATCTCTTGTATCTGTTAATCTTGTTTTTACTTTAGTTACCATTTTATTCCTTGTCTAGAACAAGTTCTATTGAATTTAGTTCTTTATTCCAGATGGCACCGACAACTTGTCGATAACCTTCTGGGGTGTTTATTACTACTTTCATACCAGATTTTGATGCCATTCCCAATCCACTTTGCTTCTCAACATTTTCAGCCCATAATCCTTTTATCTTCCATGTCAAGTCGTAAGCGTCCATATTATCCCTCGCAAGCCAGACATTCATTACCTTCGGCTAGATCATGAAGATTAATTTCCTTGATGATCTCACGTTCAATACGTTTTGATACCTTATCAGCTTTGGCAATCTTATCGCTCCGGCAGTAGTACATAGTCTTAAGTTTTAATTTCCATGCCATAAAGTGAACAGCGTGAATATATTTAATGTGACTGTCTGGACGGAAGAATACATTTAGTGATTGTGCTTGGTCAATATATTCCTGACGATCAGCAGCGTGCTGTACAACCCATCGTTGATCAATTTCCATTGATGTTTTGAATACATCTTTTGTCCAATCATCCATCCAGTCTAAGTGTTGCACAGAACCATCGTTGGCAATTATAGACGACCAAACATCATCAGCCCAACCTTCTTTGTGTTCCGCTGAGGCTTTCTGAATAATAACATCTAGCCATCTGTTTTTATTTAAGTGAGAACCTGACAAAGTATCTTGACGGTAAGCATTAGCCCGATAAGGTTCAATGCTAGGGCTAGTATTACCCATAAGAATGGAAGAACTAGCATTAGGAGCAATGGCCATAACATGACTAAAACGAAAACCAGTGCCCACAGCGTCAGGAGCCTCACCCCGTTCTTTGCCGAGTTGAATATTAGCATCATCTAATCCTTTTCTAATTGTCTTGAAGATTTGTTTGTTTCTACCGACAGCCATTGACGATTCCCAAGGAATGTTATTCCTTTGCAAATAAGCATGCCAACCCAAAGCCCCAATACCAATCGAACGCTCACGCTGGGCACTATACTTGGCACGAGCAATAGTAGAAGGAGCATTGTCAATGAAATACTGAAGTACATTGTCCAACATTTCTGCAACATCTTTAAGGAATAATTTATCATCTTTCCACTCATCATAATATTCAAGATTCAATGATGACAGGCAACAAACAGCAGTGCGCTTCTCATTGGTTGGTAAAATAATTTCAGAACATAGGTTTGATTGATGTATTTTTAAACCAAGATCTTTAAGATGTTGTGGCATCTTACGGTTTGATTCATCAATAAAGTGAATATAGGGTTCACCAGTAGTCATACGAAGTTCTAACAATTTTTGCCATAATTGTTTTGATGATACTGTTTCACGAACATCCTTACCAGTTGGATCAACCAGATCCCATGAATCATCAAAGTTTGGATCGATCATGGATTTCTCAATAATTTCCATGAACGCATCAGGTATATTTACCCCATGGTGCATGTTTAGAGTTCGCATGTTCTGATCGCCAGTTGGCTTTCTCATCTCGAGAAAATTAATAATATCGGGATGGCTAATATCAAGATAGGCGGCATAAGAACCACGACGAGTACGACCTTGACGATACGCCAAAGAAGAAGCATCATACATTTTAAGATGCGGCATAACCCCTGTAGACTTATCATCGGCAGAACGAATACCAAAACCAATACCCACACCACCACCGAGCATAGAAAGCCAATTAGTTTCTGAAAGATTTTCAACTAACCCCTCCGCAGTATCTTCAATATAATTGAGAAAACAACTGATAGGCAAGCCACGCTTACTACGACCAAAGCTAAGAATAGGAGTAGAATACGAGAGCCAATGTTTGCTACTGTATCCATATAATCTTTGCGCATGTTCTGGATTACTTCCAAATTTAGACGATACAAATGCGAACCTTTCTTGAGGACTTACTTCGTTATCTTTCATGTACGATTCTTTTAATCGTAACACCCCCAACACATCAAACAAATTATCACGTGTGTAATCTACCTTGATACCAGACACGACTGCTTCTGTCATTTTAACTCCAATTATTCTTGTTCTACAAACTCAGTTACCATTGGGAATACCGAGGCAATAACCTTGGCACATTTTTTAGCAACCAACTGATGTTCTTTTTGTGTTCCGTTTGCGCTGCGAAGTTCGATAAAGTGAACCCAACTTCTCAATGTTCCATTCATATATAGACGAGATACAGTTAGTCCTTCTGGGAGAACTGCTCTTGCCTGTTCTTTGGCAATTCCTTGTCGGATTGCCCAGTCATAGGTATCTTTTACTTGTCTTAACAAATCGAGTTGACGATTCTTCCACTCTTCGGCAATATTTTGACCACCGATTGTGGCTGGCAACTCAACACTATTCTGTCTATTTTTTGTGTCTTGTAAACGTGCTTCCCTTAGAACAAAATCTAGATCCTTAGTTGGATCGGCATAACGCTGACTGAATTCTTGAAAGCTGAAACTTCTGTGACGTAATATTTGACGTGCAATATCACGGGTTGTTTCAATTTCTAAACAAGCACTGACCATCTCTAATGGAGACCAATGCTTATGTTTAACTAGATATCGAATTAACTTTTCGTTTGTTTCTGTGTTGTCTTGGTTGCTGGGATTTGATACTCGGGCACAATATGCTATTAGATCTTGTACCTCTGTATCAATATTACGCATCAACACAGGATGACTGTGTTGTGAATGACTAATTAACTTCACGTTCATTTAGGTGTTCCAGGTGTTACATTCAATGTTGCTTTAATCTTATCTTCAGCACTAAAATTAATTGTGGCACCTGTTGCTGAATATGCAGTGGTATAGCTAGTAAGGGTATTCATTGCCGAGCGCATATTGCCAGCAGAGATATTCATAGTCTTACCAGACATAACACCAACTGAACCTGAAACGGATTCAACTGCATCAAAATTAGCACCGAGGAAAATAACTTCCCACTTGCGATCTTCAAAAGATTTAACCTTTGCTTTGATAGATTCTTGAGTGTGTTCATGTGAACAATTCTCATAACCATCAGTCATAACAACAAGAACAGTTTTCTTGGCATTATCTTCTTCAGCTTTAGTCATAACCTTTCCACATGAATCATAGAGAGGGGTAGAAGCACGAGGACTTACTTCTGTTGGAGAAACAATAATCCAGTCTTTCACTTTTACATCACGAATAACATCATGAGAAATCGAATCAAATACAGCTAAGTGTACTTTATCACTCTTTGTTAAAGTCTCAACATAACCATTGATTGAACCAATTGCTTCGTCCCATAGTGTTGACATCGAACCAGAGCGGTCTAACAAAATATAAACATTCATTCATAACTCCTAATAATTTAACATTTTTTCCAAGTGGAAAATCTTAACTTCGCTTCGATCCCATTGAAGGTATTTGTATTTATGAGATCTAAAATTTGATCAGGACTCTTTCCTGATAAAATCATTTCATTAATATCTTTTTCTTTCACAGTATCTGGATACATACAAACAGTATACCCTTTATCTATGTACTTAGCAAGCTGTTTGACAATATCTTTACTTCTTGGTTCATTATCCATTACAAGTGTTGCATTTGTAAGTAACTGGCGAACAGTAGGGGTATCAAAACTGCTTCCTGATACAGCCACTGTATTCGGAAGAAATAAAGAATCAAGTGGTCCCTCAACGATGTAAATGCGTCTTGAATAATCGAGTCTATCCATTCCATAAATCTTTTCCTCTGTCTCATCAATTTTTATTGTGTAATACTTAGGTTCTTCTTTACCAAAGGCTCTGCCCTGATAGGCAACAACTTTACCAAAGGAATTAAAATAAGGGATAATTAGTCTTGGATGTTCATCATCTTCTTTTGTAAATTTAAAGGAGATACTGTTCGTATACTTTTTAAACTTGGCACAAAAGTATAGAAGATTCCACTTGTCCTTTGGGATAAGTCGTTTAGCAACATACTGAACAGCGGGATGTGATTCTGGGAGTTCGTCGATACGATCTAACTCATCTAGAATTGAATCTTCCAGATATATACTGCTAATATCGACAGGAGATACTACTGGTATATATTGCCCAATATCTTTATGAGCGTTATAACGGCTGGCACCATTCTTGTATCTCTCAACGACATATTGGTCATAGAGATTTGAGTTTACAAATTTGATTAGGTTGCCTAGATTTGTGCTATAACCGCACTTGTGACATTTTACAAGTAAATCTTGTTTGAATTGGTATATGAAGCCACGTGCCTTACGGGGATTCTTAGTTGAGTCACCGCAAACTGGACAACTGTAATTCCAAAGATAGTCATTTTTCTTTGCAAAGTTACGAAGTTGCGAGCCTAGGATTTGAGCGTATTTGACATCGATATGTAACATAATACAATTATACCTGAAGTCAAATAAAAAAGCAACCCGAAGGTTGCTTTTGTCAAAACTTTTGTCAAAAACTATTACAAGATTATTTAAAAATCTTGACAAGATCGCCAATGTGGGCAATCATATAACCAAAAGCAGCGGCACAGCCAATTACATACCACTTCCACTGTTCCAATGCGCCGACACGTTTTTCCATTTTTTCAAGATCTTCAACGACATCTTTACGAATCTCAGCATGTTGTTCTTGAGAAATTTGAGCATTAGTATTCATCTTTTGCTCAATACGGGTTTGCATCCCATCAATTTTGTCTACAATTTCTCTATTAGATGTTGTAATACGGGAATGCACTTCTTTGATGTCATTCTTCATATCTTTAACATCTTCTTTTATGCTTTCTACTTGTGCTTCCATTTTTGCAAGTCTCTCTAAGTCCATACTAGTGTACTCTCATGAAAATTTGTTTTTGTGATTTATACCATTCAATCCATGTATCTAGTTTAACTCTGCACTCATAATATTGCCCGTAATTTTCAACCACAACTTTCAAGACATCACTTAACTTTTCAGTTGGCTCAGATTTCTTTAAGTCGGGACATGTTTCCATTAGATTAATTGGAACTTCTGGAAACTTGACTGTCACTGGAACACTTGTTGCACAAGCACTTAATAATAAAATTGGAACAATCATTAATAGTTTCATTTTCTTGTTCCAGGATTCTTTGCTGCTTCGTTAAGAATATTTATTGATTCTGGAGTTATGACACATACAGAATTAATAATCTTTTCTTTTTCAACTATTTGTTTTTGTATCTCTACTTTGGTTTCAGTGATAATCTTAACTTTATCCACGAATACCTTTTCAATAACAGTATTCACTTGTTGTGATTTAGCTTCTGCTATTGCAAGTTTCGCTTCAACTTCTTTTACCCGTTCACGCCATATCATCTCAACATCATACCCACCACGGAACCAAACACCGAGAACCAATAGTATGATACCGCCAACTTTAATTGGTGTTGCATATGGGAACAAAAATGGAATGTAACGAATGAAGAAACTTGATAATGTTCCTGCTAATCCGAACACTAACATTAAATTGATCATCCATAGTAGGAATGAATCAGGAAGGAAAGAGAATATCCACATTAGCAATCAACCTTTAGAGGTGTATTTCTACGATTTATCTTTTGATATTTCTTAATATCTTTTTTCTTTACAACAGGTTTATCAGTGGAAACGCCAGCCCCAGTTACGTTAGGAACTCCACCTTCACCTTCTTCTTCAAGTTTCTTCAAGAATTTCTCAACGAAAATTTCTTCTTCAACTAAAGTAATTGTTTCTAACTTTTCAACGATTGAAATAAATTCTTGTTCGTTAATTATTGTCTTTTTGTTCTGATAACTTTCTTTAACAAGATAGTATGCAGCAACAAGGTTTTTTAATTTAGACTCACCGCCTGGAAGTTTATTAATGAGACGCTTAACATTAAAAATTAAACGATTCAAATAATTGTATGAGTTTCTTTCTTCATCAGTGGTTAGTGTATTAGCCTTGCGAAGAATCTTTCCATGGGCGTCGATGATTCCTAATTTATATGCCTCTGTTTTTTCAAACGGAGTAACTAACATATACAGTAAGCGAGCAGCTATTAGATTGTCTATTAAACGTGACGCCATTAAAGTTTCCTTAAAGCAGTAATAACCTCTTCATCTAAAATTATATCTGAAATTTTAATCCCGTATTGCGGAAGAAACTCAGGCATCCTTTGTAGATACACTAAAAATGTTGTAAGAACATTCCAATATTGTGAATCAATTTTATAAAACAACATGTTCGTTGCAGCATCTCCATATACATTGTACAATACAATAATATGATTTAAGATTAACCGCTCACGCAACTCTTGAGATTGTTTGTATCTTGTAATAAGTTTCTTAAGATATAAAAATCTCTTTATGTCATTTTCAAATTCTGCTATACTATGACACTGCGGATTATCGTAGTGATGCATAGCATACATCAGAAAATTATCTTCATTTAATTGTTTATTAATATCAACCACAAGTCTCACTTCACATCAAAGGGAGAGGGAGAAAATCTCCCTCTTTCATAAAGTATTTATTATGCGTCTGGCAAGACTAAATCGTCAGCTGCATCTTGATTAATTGAACCCATAGCAACTAATGTTTCATATTGAATACGACCAGCACGACCGCCAGTACCAACTGTACGACGAACCCATCCTGGGTGAGTAATATGAGTACCAACGCTAGCACCAGAACCAAGTGTAGCAGTGGCAGTGGCAACTGTAGCAGCAGTAGGAACAAAATATTGAGCATTGTTACCAGTGGCAGTAATGTCAATAACTGTTTCAGTTGTATAAGCCAATCCAGTTAGAGTACCAGCAGTAGTTACAATAGCAACACCAGCTTCAGTAGTTAAAGTGAAACCAGTTACGCTTGGTGAAGTACCAGTTACAGCAGAAACTTTATAAGTTGTACCAGTTGCGTATCCAGTAATAGTACCAGTACCGCCTAGTGTACCAGTGATAGTAACACGATCACCAACAGCTAAAGTAGCAGCAGTAACAGTAAATTGACCACCAGTACCAGAAGTCGCAACAACAGGTGCCAAAGTACCAGTAGCAGCAGATGCTTTAATTTCGAATGCATTAGCAGTCAAACCAGCAACGGCAACATAGTAAGTTGTAGCTGTAGTTAAACCAGTGGCAGAAGCACCACCACCGTTGTTATAAACAACAGATGCGCCAGCAGTTAAGCCATGGCCAGTGTAAGCAATAGTATCAGTGGCAGCAGTAATTCCAGATGTAGGAATTGTTCTTACTGGTGCTGGGATTGTTATTGTTGGAGCAGTAACATAACCAGAACCACCAGCTGTCAATGGAACAGAAGTAACTGCACCGCCTGAGATAGTTACAGTACCAACAGTCGCTGTATCACCAGTGAAAGTTTGAGTAGAAGAACCAGTACCAGTCAAATCAATAGCAGTACCTGCTTGAGCATTTACCAAGCTGGTTGCTAACTTGAAGGTATCAGCGTCAACTACGATTGTGTAGTAAGCAGTTGCATCTGTTAAACCAGTGATAGCAGTTGCGCCAACTTTCAAATAAGTCAACTTAGTCCCAGTCAACAACTTATGACCGACAGAAGTGATAGTGTCAGCAGTAGTGCTAACAGCAGTAGTTGCAATAGTCAATGATGCAGGTGCAGAAACAGTTGCTGTTGGAACTTCTAAGTAACCAGTTCCTCCAACAGCGATTTGAATGTTTACAACATTATCACCACCAGCGGTTTCTTCGACAACATCAACGCCATAAACATAGCTAGTGTCACCAGCAGATCCAAATCCGCTAGTATTAATTGATTCGTGGGCAACGAAAGTTGGCTTCTCTGACAACGTGTATGATTGACCAGAACAAGTAGTAACAGTTCCGTTACCATTGTTACGACCCATAATTACTTTAGCAGCAGTGTCGGAAGTAATAGTAACAATTTGATACTCAACTCCGTTTGCTTTTAAAACATTACCGATTTTTGCTTCTGAAGTAAACAGAGTGCTGGTTCCAGTAACTACGCCTGTACTGGCGATGCTAACTGTTCCAGTAGCTGTCTTACTATCTTTATTTCCCCATAGTGCCATTTTTAATTCTCCTTGATTATCTGTTTGAGTTTGGCAAATTTAATGAGTGGTGTGAAAGTCCACTATAATCAGATCCGGAACCCGAACCTTGTTGCCTTGCACCTGATTTTGCTCCAGCTGGGCGACCACGACCACGTTTTACCGCTGGCGCAGCTGCCTTCTTTGGCTTTTCGTCATCTTCATCTTTTTCAGTATCATGCCAAAATGGTGATGACTTAACGCCTGGATCATCGTGCGTTGTACCATATTTACCTTTATGACGGTATACACCTTCCTTAGAATTGTATTCGTCTAATTGCGAAATTAAATCGCTATATGTTTTCATTTGTTCTTCCTTAGTTAAACGATCAACTGCTTTGCCAATATTGTCTCGACGCTTCCAAGATTTACTCTTATATTCTTTTTCGAGTTCAGAAGCTGAAGCCTTCATACTTGGTTTCTTTGCACGTGAAGCCATGTGTTCGAAATCGCTGGCAACCTTACGAGAGATAGTAGCATCAGCAGCTGCTTTCTTAACATAGCTACCAAGTGTTGACTTTGACAACTCATCAAGCTGATCGAATTCTTCTGACATCATGTAGTCTTCAAGTTCATCTATTGAATAATCTTCAAGAGTAAGTTCAAATTCTTCCTTAGCTAGTTTTCTAGTTGCTCTAAGAATACCAGTATATCTTTTCTGAAAATGATCACCATAATCTTTTGTTGTTCCAGCTTTACCAGATTTGGCATCAATACCAGCACTAATACCTTTTTTGCTTAAATCTTTGGCAGAGGCTGGAATATAATTTTTTAATGCATCTTTACTCAACTCATCAATCTGATCAAATTCTTCTGGAATTGAACTTAAATGATTTTGCGCTTTAGCAACTGCTTTTTTAGCAGCTTGCATAGATTCGTTGATCTCAAATTCTTCACTCATCATTCTGTGGTGAGCGTGAATATAATCAATACCGCTTTGTGTATCATGTGATCCTTTCAGAGACATACTATCTTCATCATCTCTTGGTTCTTTTGATCCACCAAATTTACTATTTGGATGTGCGTAAGCAACAGACTGATATTTGCCGTGAGTAATAGTGCCAATGTGCTTACCATCTTTACTATGAACTTTAATCTCTTCATATCCTTCGGTAAACTGTTCAGCCATACCAAAGTGTTTTGGTTTCAGTTTATCTTTTTCTGCAGAGTATTTCTCGAAGCCAGATTTTTTTTGTGTATTGGCCAGTGCTTTACGTGCTAGATCACGGGCACGGCTCATACCAGTATGCTTAGCACCAGACTTGTCAGTAACAGTACCCTTGGATTTTGTATAAGGACCATCAAATGGAACAGAGTCTTCTTTACGAAGTTTCTTAAAATCGTCAGAGTCTAGCTTTCCATTTTTGTTCTTGTCAAGTTTAACCTGATTGCCTTTAAGTTCCTCTTCAACAGAATCACATTCGCATGGATTCTTTTTACACTTTGGACAAACTTCGGCAGCTGCAGCTTCCTTCATTTGTTGATATACTTCAAATAGCGATTTCATTTATTCTCCAGCCTTATTTAATGTTGATCTAAGCATCCAGCCATGTTTCTTATGTGCCATCATGCGGTCTTGTAAATAATTCGATAATCCGTCTTCATTATTTGCATTTGCCATTTCATATGCTTTCATAAGTGTGGCAAGAATTAACTGGTTTGCTGAAAATAAATCAGTCAACATACCTGTATTATCTGTTGGTACTGTAATTGGTGTATCGGGAATAGTACGATACTTGTCAAACTCCAAAAGGCTGTGGATTGCACGCCCTTGAATCTGACGAATCTGCTCGGCAGTAGAATCAATGCTACCATACACTTCTGTATAAATGTTTTCAAAGAAGTCATGAAGCATAGGGAATAGCTTACCCTCTACGTTCCAGTGGTATCCATGTGCCTTAGTATACATGACAAAACTGTCTGCCAGTAATACTTTCATTTGTTCTATTAATGTGTCCATCAACTATTTATTCCTTGTGTAAATTGACTATTTCTTATGATCCAAGCGATCGTTTTCAATCTTACGAATCCTGGAGGTTAATTTCATGGCAATTCGATCGACAATTTTCTTACGACGCTGAATAATCTTCTCAAGTCTTTCTTTCTCACCAACTGAAAGAGTGCTCAATGGCTTTTTTGCAATTCTTTGCTTCATCATTGATATTGCAAGTTTGCGGGCACGGGTATTAATCTTATCAGTCGAAGAACGACTTCTTAAAGAAATTTTAATGGCACGTTTACGTTTAGAAGAAGACTGAGCAAATCGTACTTTAGCACGTAAACGCTCTGATCTGGAAAGAACCTCACTAACTAATTCTTCTTTAACTTCATCATGTTCAATAACTTCGCCAGTGTCACTATCAACCAACTCTATCTCATCGTCTTCATAAACTTCAAGAATATCTTCCAGTGTATTAAATCCTTGGACCATCGTATCAATTTCTTGATCTAAAACAATATCTTCTACTTCTTCAAAAAACGGATCAAAGGGTGGAGAACCACCAGCGTTCTTCGGATCGAAGGTTTCTTTATCAGAATCAACTTTCGTCTTTTTTACTTTTTTTTTTAATTCTTCTGAAGTTGTAGTCCCTTGATTCTGATACCAAGAACCGAAGGTCTTTGTTTCTTCAGCTATCTTTTTGATATCATTTTTAACTTTAGTGTCGCCATAATAAGCATGAACTACTTTGTGTCCAGTTTTAGTTTGCTTAACTTGATAGTTACCATCTTTGTGTTTAGTTTTTAGTTTGTCGGCAATAGATTTAGCAGCTTCAGCAGTTGGATAAGTGGACTCATCTAACTCAACTTCTTCTCCCATATGTTTAAAATATTCAACCTCACGCTCACGTTTTAATATTCCAGCTTTAGATGTAGCAGTTCCTAAATTCTTTCCAGTCTTTTTAGACTTCAATTCGTAACCACTAGATGTTTTAACAATATGTTCATCTTGTTGATTCTTTTGATCTGGAGAACCACCCATTTTACTTGCAGCAAAGGTTACACGTTTTGGGTGAGATTTACGTTTCTTCCATACCCAATTACCCTCTGCATCTTTCATCATATAATCTTTGCTTGTAGTGTCTGATGTATAGATGTCTTCACTAACATCGCCTTGTGGTTTTGACAAGTTTGCACTAAAATCAGATTCAGTTTTTTTCTTTTTATCATGTTTCGCTTGAATAGGATTTACACCTGGTTCAGCAATATCTACAGCTGGCTCACTTGTTGTTGCCTTCTTGAGATAATCTTTATAAGTCATCATAATTCTTTTAGTCTCAACAGGATCTGCTGCTTCAGTTATGGATTCATTTTCAAGTTTAGCTTCAGCTGCCAGTTTTAATTTTTCTTTAATCATAGTATCCTCTGTTTGGGCATTGTTTGTGATCTCTTGAAGTTTATTGTTATAAGAATTCCAATAATTCACATGTTCTGCGAATTCGCTAATACGTTCAAGTGATTCTTTTACTTTATCGTGAGCCAAGACAAACTCGTGAATCTGGGACTGATCATTATTCTCTATATTTACATTCATGTAAATATCTGTTGACTTTAAAGCATTAAGAATAGCAACACCATCTGTAATTAGGTGTTCATTATATTTAGCAATAGTATGCTCAAATGCTTTTAATGCATCAGCTGAGTGGTGTAAATTTTTAGTTGTATAACCTTTAAATGAAATTTCTGATTTGGTGTATTCGATTTGAATATCTTCAGAAATTTCAACGGCAGTAACTTTATCAATCCACTTCTTGGATAGTTGACCAGATTCATTTACAACTGTAATATAATTGGCACCACGATCCATAATCTCGTAGGTGCCAGTTTCATCTTGTACTTTATCGCCGACATTAAAAATAGAACCAGAGATGTATTGTTCACGAGCAGTTGAACGACTAAACTCAAATGCCTCTTTGATTGGATCAGAACCATAAGCTGAACGAATATCATTCATAAGCCTACGTGAGTCTAGATCTGTTAGATTATGTGGAACACCCTTTTTGAACTTGATAAAATCGCCAGATTTTGCTGCCTCACGCATTTTAGTTCCAGACATTCCGGAGGCTAAATCTGAGTCTGGATCACGTTCACCAGCAGAAACAACCTCAATCGTGTCAAACTGAAATTCTATACCATTGTATTTTTCAAGAATTCCTTGGTATTCTGTTACACGATCTGAACCAGCAACCATAACTATATTCTTGTACTTATTATTAAGTTCTTTTGCAGCTTCTATGAAAGTTCGTACATTTTGATCGGCTGTTTTAAAGTTGGTACCTGGAAACATACGTTTCAGGAAATATACTTTACGATCTACTGGGAGAGGGTTATCCTTTTTATCCTCAGTTTTTGAGGCATAGATAACATGATCAGCTGAAGAACCAGCTACTTGTTTAACAGCTTTAACTAAGAGTTCGTGCCCAGTTGTTGGTGGCTGAAAGCGACCAAAGGCGAATACGACTTTTTTAGAGGGTAACTCTTTAATTAACTGCCTAAAATTCTTCATCTTATCCATCTATAAAATATAACTTACTGCATTATTTAGTATTTTTAATCTTTATGTCCCATACCTTTTCGGACGTCATTATACATGGCTTCTTTGTGCTCTGGTTTCATATTAGCTGGTGCCCCTGCATGGAACGCTTTCTTGTTTCCTGATGCAGCATGCTCACGCATCTTGCTAGCAGAAATACCAGTAGTTCCCTCAGAATCTGGATCACGTTCACCAGATGAGTGTACGGTAATAGACTTAAAATTGTAGTGACCGTGGGCAGAGTCTTTACCATTATACTTATGGAGAAGATTATGCATCTCTTCATGACGATCAGAACCAGCTACAACGTGTAGATGTTGGGCACCTGCAGCATGAGCAGCGGCAGCATGATGAAGAATGGTTGGGGCTTCTTTACTGGCAGCTTTTACCTTAGTGCCTGGAAAAGCATTTTTAGCATGCTGAACTTTTTGAGCTGCGGTAAGTGGATTCTTTTTGGCATCTTGGCTGTGAGAAACAACAAGCTGATGAGTTCCACCATGTTCTTTGGAGACCGAATGTAGTTTATTAACAACTGCCTCATGTCCAGAAGTAATTGGATTCATACGACCAAACGCCATAGTATGGTGTTTTTCTTTTGCTTCTTCTTCAAGGAAAGTTTTAAATGATAACATTAGCGATTCCATTAGTGTAATTTAAATGCGCCAGCTGTACCCTTATGCGGACCAGAAGATGCTTTGAAGATTTGAGAAGCAACAGGTTTAACTTTACCATGATCTTTATGTCCAGGATTGTGATAAGTTCCATGGATAGTTGCAGTAATTCCATCACTCTTCTTAACATGAAGATCTCTGAACTTACTTAAATGGTCATGAGCAACGTCATGTGCATTACTTACATGACTATCAGCTGTACCATTATCTTTAGTTTGACTGTGAGCAACAATATGGTGGTGTACAGTTGGAGGGGAAACTTGATTAGCAATATGAGTTCTTAATTCAGAATCAGATTTCTTAGCAAGACCTTGCTCATGTTTACGAGCCATAGCTGTTCTTGTTTGTCTTGATGATTCCTCACCCGCATGAGCACGCTTCGCTTGTTCAGACTTCGGTTTAAAATCTTTACCAGATTCAGATTTTTTGTGTTCGTCGTGTTCAGAGTCTAAGTGTTTCTTATCTTCTTTGTACTGTTTATGCCTTTCGGTTTGTGAACCTTTATAACCTACAGTTTCCATATGCTTCTCATGATTCTTCTGCATGTTAGTATATGTACCAGCCTTATGATCACCTTGTTTCTCAAGAGAATCTAAACCAGCATTTTTATAGTTTGGTTCATGTTTACCGTACTTTGCTGATACTCCAACATGGTGAAGTTCGCCAGTTTTAGGGTGCTTATGTGTAATAATTAAATCAGCATTAGAGTTAGTATCTTTAACACCAGTTGTTTTTTCATGATCACCTTGTTTCTTTTCAGTATCACGATTAGAAGTCCAATGTACTGAATGTAGAGTATGCCCCTTCGGAACAATATCATGTTTCTTTAAATGTGCATGAACTGATGCAGCTGTTGCTTTAGCATGTTTCTCAACTTGACTGTAGTCATGCTCACTCATTTTTTTCTTTAATTTATCATGAACTTGCTCAGGTGTACCAGCGTGATCTGGGTTGTCAGAGTGAGATCTGTGATGTTCAGGAAGTTTCCCATTGTTTAAATGTTTGGCAAGTAATAACTCATGCAACTTGCCTTTGTCATCATTGGGATTACCTGCTTTTTCTTCAGCTTCTTCTATGAGGAAAGATATAAATGATAACATTAGCAATTCCATTTTCTTAGTGCGAGAGCCTTGCGGGTTGGGCGACCCTTCTCATCTTTCATCGGTCCATCTACACCACCCATACGTGCACAAAAACTCTTGCGACGATTAGCAGCTTTGCTACCAGCTTTTAGTTTAGATGGAGGAGTTGTTACTGCCATTTTAAGTTTACTTCCTGGAGATATACTACGATAATGATCAACACCCTTTTGCGTCAAACCACCAGTAGATGATTTATAACCCTTAGCATCGATAGCATATTCTAGCAGCTCTTCATCTGTAAGTTCTTCTAGTTTTTCCCACAGTGTTTCGGAGTCAACATTATTGATAAAGGCGAGTTCTTCAATGACTTCTTCAATCAGGTCAAACTGTTCTTCAGCTTCTTCTTTAATAGAGTGTTTTTTAACACTTTTAGCATCAACTACATGAATAGCATCACCCACTTTGATATGAGCAGCTTGACCCTGCGCCGATGTTCCTACTAATCGGCCAGTTATTTTACCATTAGTTACTTTTTTACCATGTAAAGGATGTTTATGATCAGGTGCGTTTGAATGTGTACTAGGTTCACTAGAACCACCCTGATTTTTAC